ACTATGACCACATATAAAGTTTTGAGCAACAAACTTGCTTCAGTAAAACAAGGTGAGACAGTGGACAGCGCACTCCTTGATGGGTGTAACATTCAAGCATTGATTGATGGTGGACATCTTGCCGAAGTCAATGCAAAGGTTCTTAAAAAAGAAATCACGGAAGAAACGGAAAAATAAATCATGGCTGCAATCGTTCTAACAAATGCTGACATCACTGTTAATGGTGTGGTGCTTTCCGACAGGGCAAACTCTGTCACGCTCACTTACGAAATTGAGGCAGTAGAAACAACTGCATTTGGTACGAACCGTGCGTTCGTTGGTGGTCTGCAGAACATTGCTATTGATGTTGAGTTCATGCAAGACTTCGCTGCAACAGAAACCGAAGCAACAATTTTTCCTGTCGTGGGCACGCAAACAACGGTTACGGTTCGCCCAAGCGCAGCATCAACTAGCACAACGAATCCACTCTATACAGTAAGTGGTACTTATCTTGCTAGTCATACACCTGTGGCTGCAACCGTTGGTGAATTGGCAATGACATCGCTTTCATTTGCTGGTGGAACACTCGTTAAAACAACTGCATAATCATTAATCAAAACAGTTAGAAGGAGATCGCAATGAAAATTGCTTTACAAGTTGAGTTCAATGACGGTACGAAAGCACCTGTTGATGCTGTGTTCGCAGACTTTGTGGCGTTTGAACGAACATGGTCACGAAGCGTTGCACGATTTGAAACAGAAATCAGGCTCACAGATTTGGCTTGGCTTGCATGGCACAGTGAAACTCGTTGCCGTAAAACTGCTTTGAAGTTTGATCCTGATTGGATTAACACTGTTACTACAGTTGAGATCCGTGAGGATGAACCGATTGTGGGTGCAGACCCAAAAGAAAGTTAGGTTCTGATTCTGCGCATTGGTCTATAGCGTTTCTCGCTATTGAAACAGGCATTGCGCCTTCGGTGCTAGTGAATGAATCAGAGGAAATGTTGGAAACGATGTTTGATGTGTTGGCGAAACGGAACGAAAACGCTAGACGCAAACGGTAGTAGCATCTGTGCCTATGGGAATCAAAGTTGATGTTTATGGTGTTCGTGAAACACTTGCAGAGTTACGCAAGTATGAACGGGTGACATTCAATCGTATTAGTAGCGATCTGAAAACATCTGCTAAACCTGCTGCTATTGCTGTTGGTCGTGCTTTCCCTGATGAGCCGTTACTGAACTGGCACACATCTGGTGGCAGGCTTTCAAGCAAATCACGGCTACCTCCTTACAATGGTTCGTCAGCGAAAAGCAAAGTGAGGGTTGCAATCAGCACGAAGAAGCCAACTGGTATCGGTCAGCATGGTTTGATCCGTTTGCAACAGATGGATGCTGGTGGTCAGGTTTATGATTCGGCAGGTTCAAAAACTAAGGCTGCTCGTGGTGCTAGTGCTTCTGCTGGTCAAAAGTTTATTTCTAATCTTGATAAGCGTTCGTTGCAATCATCAGGAAAGAAATACCGTTCACGCATCATGTATCCTTTCACGGAAAAGAATCTGCCATTGATTGAAAAGGCTATTGAGGTTTCAATTCGTAAGGTTGATGGTGAAGTGCAGAAACGATTGAACGGATAACCCTATGGCAGTTGGCGTAAACATAGTAAGCACCTTTGACAGCAAAGGCATATCACGGGCGATTAAGGATTTCCAGAAACTTGATGGCGCAGGAAACAAAGCGACTTTTGCTTTACGCACCTTTGATAAAGGAATGACCAACACCATTAAAAGTGTGGCAAAAGTTGGCGCAGCCGTTGGCGCAGCAGCAGGAATTATTGGTTTCAAACTTGCTTCAGCAGCGTATGAGTCTCAAAAGGTTATGGCGCAAACAACTGCGATCATCAAGGCTACTGGTGGCGCTGCAGGTGTAACAGCAACACAGGTTAGCAATCTGTCAGAAAAACTTGCTATGCAGATTGGTGTTGATGATGAGTTGATTCAGAAGTCTGCAAACCTGTTGCTTACTTTTAAGCAGGTACAAAATCAGGTTGGTGAGAACAACAACATTTTTGATCGTGCTGTTATCACGGCACAGGACTTGGGCAATGTGTTTGGTTCTGCTGATGCTGCAGCAATGCAACTTGGTAAGGCTTTGAGTGATCCTGAAAAGGGTATTACAGCGTTACGCCGTGCTGGTATCAACTTCACTGAAGCGCAGAAGGAACAGATCAAAACTTTGGTTCAGTCTGGTGATTTGTTGGGCGCACAGAAGTTGATTCTTGCTGAGGTTGAATCGCAGGTTGGTGGTACGGCTGCTGCCACTGCTACTGGTTTTGATCGTATGAGGGTTGCGATGGGGAATGTGGCTGAGGAGTTTGGTGCAATTCTGATTCCTTATATAGAAAAGTTTGCGAACTTTGTTGTGGAGAAGGTTGTGCCATATCTAACGAAACTTGCTGATGTTATTGGCGAGAAAGGTTTGGGCGCTGGTATCAAGATGCTCGCAGGTGACTTCCTGAAACTTACAGCAAACATGGGCACTTTCGGAAATGTCTTGCTTGGTTTGGTAACACTTTTCACTCTCGTTCGTGCAGTAACTATTGCTGCAATTATTTCCCAAAACTTGTTTAATGTGGCGTTGTTATCAAACCCAATCGGTATCACTATTGCTTACTTTATTGCGTTAGGTGTGATCTTGGCTGGTTTGTATGTCAAGTTTGCTGTCGTGCGTGAAGCAGTAAACATGATTGGTACTGCGTTGAAGTTTGTGTTTATGAATACGGTTGCGCTCGTATTCAATTACTTTATTACATACATCAATATTGCTATTACTGGCATCAATCTTTTGATTAAGGCAGCAAATCTTTTTGGTGCAGATATTGAGGAAGTTGGCAAACTTGGTTACATGGCTTTCTCTGGTATTGGTTCGGCAGCGAAGCAAGCCAAAGCCGACATATCTGGTGTCGCAGAACAAACTGGTGCGATGGCTGCTAAAGAAGGTGGCGTTCAAAAAGTTGTTAAAGCGTTGAAAGATGTTTCTGGTGCTGCTGGTGGTACAGGTGGCGCAGCGAAAGCAGTTGAAACTGCTACACAGAAACTAGAAAAATATATTGATGCGTTGAAAGGTTTGACTTCGGCACAAAGGTCATATCGTGATGCAGGTAAGGCTGCACTTAAATCAGATCAAGATTTATTGACAGCAAAAAATAGGTTGATAACAGCACAAACAAACTTCAACAATGTTCTGAACGGTTATGGGGCAAATAGTGTTCAGGCTGGTGATGCTCAAAGCGAACTGGCTAAAGCGCAACGAGAGGTCACACGGGCTGGATTTGATGTCCAAAAATCGGTGTTCGCTGTTGCTGATGCCGAAAAAGAATTACGAAATGCTTACGCCAGTGGCAATTCACAACAAATTACAGAAGCACAAATTGCTTTAGCAGAAGCACAACTCGCAGTATCTGATGCGACTGATGCGCAACAAGACTCTGTAAAAAATCTGACCACCAAACAAACTTTGTTAGATGAAGCAATTAATGGTGCTGCAACTTCTAGCGCAACTTTTCAAGATGCTGCTAAAGAATTGAAAGATGCGCAGGATGGTTTGGTTGATGCGACAGATCAACAAACTGATGCGTATGAGCGACAGAAAGATATGTTGGATGCGTTGAATGAATCAACGAGGAAGGCAATCAAACTTCGGGGTGGTGTTGTTCCGAAAGATGCTTTGGCTGCTGAAACTAAGGTTGGTGTTTCGCCGATGGCTGGTGCTTCTGGTGGTTTGTATGGTTCGTTTATTCAGGCTGTGCAGGCGTTACATCCGAACGCACCTTCACTTAGTTCTGATACTCCTGTTGCTGATTCTCGTTTGGCGTTCCCGAAACTTTATGCGCAATATAAAAAAGCAGGTTTGGCTATGGCGCAAGGTGGCATCATCACGCAGCCAACACAAATCCTTGCTGGTGAGTCAGGTGCAGAAGCAATCATTCCGTTGGACAGGTTGCAGTCGGGTTCAACTATCAATATCACTGTTAATGCTGGTATGGGTTCGGATGGAACTAGGATCGGGCAGATGATTGTTAATGAGTTGCAAGCGTATCAACGGCGTGTTGGTTCGTTACCTTTGAAAGTGAGTGCATAATGGCTTCAGGTTTTCCAGCGTCTATAGATAATTTTACTGATCCTCTTTCTAATTCGCCGTTGAATAGTCCGTCTCATTCTGCTCAACACGCAGATGTGAATGATGCTGTGGAAAAGATTGAAACCTATATGGGTTTAGTTAAAGTTATTCCTACGGGTGCAACGAACGGCACGGTTGGGGCTACGGGAACTGTCACGATTGGGAGTGCTGTTACATCGGTGACGGTTTCTGGTGCTTTCAGTTCTTTGTATGACAATTACCGAATCATTTATCAAATGGTTAATGCTTCATCTGCTGCTGAATTGCTTTTAAAGTTTAATAATTCTACTGGTTCTACTTATTCGCATGGTGGAATGTATGTTCTTTATGGCACTGCCACTCTTGTTGCCGAAACTGCAAACAATGTAACTACTGGTATTCGTGTTGGAAACACAAGCACACAGATTTCAAGCGTTGTGTTTGATGTGATTAGTCCTTTTGGTTCAACACCAACCCATGTGATGTCTCAACATAGCGATGGTCAATATTATTCAAGTCGTGGTGGTCGTGATTCTAATGTTGCTTCGCAAACTGCTTTTTCTTTGACAGCAGGAAGTGGCACGATGACTGGTGGCACTATTCGTGTTTACGGTTACAGGAATTAGATGTCTGTACCAACCTATGATCTTGCTTCGCTAACCTATAACAGCGCAAGCACAGCATATGACGGTGGTGTTGGTGTTCCATCCAATATGCCTGTCGTGGGTGTGTTCATTGCTTTTGATGACACACCGTATGTTGCTGAACCTGTATGGACAGAGATCACACAATATGTTCGTGATGTAAATGTTAAGCGTGGAAGGCAAGACGATTTAGAAAACTTTGCGTCAGGTTCAGCGAACATCACATTAGATAACCGTTTACGGTTGTTTGATCCGTTTAACACGGCAGGAATCTATTACGGGAAACTGTTGCCACGCAGACAGATCAAAGTTGTTGGACAATACAACTCAATTACTTACCCAATTTTTCGTGGCTATATCGCAGGTTTTCCTGTCGGCTATACGCAAGGTGGTAAAGATTCAACGGTACAGATTGATTGTTTTGATGCGCTTGGTTTGTTGGGTGCTGAAACTACTTCTAACGATTGGGCACAGTATTACACGCTTCAAGCGAACCCGACACGATATTGGCGTTGTAACGATAGTGAAGGTTCAACTGTTATTCGTGAATCTTTAACAGATACAAGAACTTTGGCTGCTTTAGATTTTGCTTTCCCACCACAGGTGCAACCATTTTTTAGGGAAACACCACCGTTGGCTAATGGTTTGTTGAGTAATGCTGCACAGATCCCACTTAGATACATTGTTACTGATACGAGTGCCCCGAACACTTTTCATTCACCTAATCCACGCTTACTGTTTTGGATGAATGGTATTGGTGGACTTGAATACTCATATGAAGGGATGAAAATAAGTTTTGGTAATAATTTGTTTGGCGTTCCGAATAATTTTAGTGTTTTAGGTGTTAGCAACAATCAGATTTTAGGTGTGACTAGGACAGGTACGGCAAATGTTCCGATAGCCGACTTTCCTTTTCATGT